CGCCCTTGAGTGCTGCCAGATGCGGTTGGTGGCGAATGTCGCCAATGCGGATGGTGCGCTCACCGCCAAACACCAGCTCGGCTATGCCGTTCTCTTTGACCCGGTAGTACGGAACGTAGTCGCCTTCACGCAGGAAGTCCCGCGCCTCGGCCTTGGTTATAGCGCCCGTCTCAGCCAAGAACTCAATCATGCCCTTGTTGTAGGCGTTGTACCGCTCACGCACTTTTTCCAGTGCGCCCTTCAGTTGGGGGTTGGCTTCTGCCGCAATCATTGCAGCGTCAACTTCTTGCTGGGTAATACCTAAGGCCCCAAGGTCTAGCTTGGCCAGCCCCTTGTTGGCAGCACGCTGTGCAATCAGATACATGGTCGCCATTTGCATCTTGGCAGCTTCATTGCCGTACCTATCCGGGATGTCGCCTACCGCATCAAATACTTCCTTGGCGCTGTCTTTCCCAGTGCTGCGGATTCCTTTGAGCCCTTTTGCATCCTCGTACACTTCCAACGGCCCATTGCTCAGCGCAGCCAGTGTCAACGGCATCTTTTGGTCGGCTTTGGTGTAGCTGTACATAGCCTGCTGGAACAGGCGGGAGTCGCCAAACGCCTTGGCCCCCATTTCCATAACCTTGCGCAAAGCCGCCCGCATATCGGTCGTCTGCATCTCAAACTCAAGCGCGTAGTTTGAACCGCCCCGCATGGTTTGCCACCAGCCCTGCTTCTGCGCTACGGTTCTTTGCGCCAGTTGGGACAAGTCATTGTCTTCGCCGTACTTGGCTGCTTTAGCAAACGCTTGCTGTTCGCCCGGTTTGGCAAAGTACGTCTCCGACGGCATGTAGATTTTCTCAATCAAGTCCAGCGCTTGTTTGCTTGGGGGCTGATTGAACAGCCCCGCTATCCAGCGTTTCAGTTTTTGCCAGAGCGACTCAGGCTTGCCAATGCCGTCCAAACGGTCGCGGAAGTCTTTGCTAGAGTTGACCTCGGACATGAACTCGTGCACATCTTTGATGCCGTACTGGCCTTTCAAATCCAACCGGCTTTCAGCCGCCTTGAACAAGTTGATGATGCCCTGCTTGGCTTCACGCTGCATCGGCGTTAGCTGGGAGTCCGGCGTGCGCATGGCCTTGGTGGTGGCAGCGTGGGTCAACTCGTGCAGCAAATCCTCTTCCGTCACGCGGTTGGGATGCATTGTGATTTTGTTGCGGCCCTCTTCGTACAGACCGGCGACCATCTCACCCTGATACTTAACGAACCGGTCAACGCCAATCGTAGTGCCATGCAAAAACTCACGCAGCCCCTTGGCACGTTCACGGATTGCCGGGGTCGAGCCATGCTTGATAAGCCCATCAACAACACCCATGATGTCGTTGTCCCGCACAGCAAACTTCACATCGTCATGCGGCACGGTCAGGTTCAACTCTTCCGCTTCATCCATCAGCTTGGCAAATTCACCGCCCTTATCCAGCTCAGCTTGCGTAGCTGCTTGCAGTTTGGCTTGGGCTTTCTTTTCCGCAGGGGTCAGCAGCGCTTGTTTAGCAAGCTCCAATGCGTTTGCTTTAGCGCGTTCGTTTGTTTCAGCCCGGTCTGCTACGGCTTGCGCTTCTTCTTTAGCCTTACCTTCTTTGGTGGCATTCAATTTTTCCAATGCAGCAACGGCTTCTTTTGTGGCCTGCTTCAGCGCAGCTTCTGCCGAGATGACGTTGTTCTCCAATACTTCCCGCGCTTCCTGTGCAGGCGACAGCTTTCGGGGCTTGCGGGCTTGGCTAAGCCGTTGTTGCCCGCCGGTGCTGCCCGCACCTTCAATACTTTCAGCCGTACCCGTACGCATTGTCGAAGGCGCAGCCGACTGTGTTCGGGCGACTGGGCCTGCGGTTGGTGCAACTTTTACAATGCCTGCAAGGTTTTTGTAGTACTGATACTGCGCTTTTAACTTTTCAAGCTGCTTGTTGATTTGCGCAACACTCTTGCCTTGTTTTTGCAAAGCTTGGCCTTCTGCTCTCAAAGCATCAAACTGGGCTTTAAGCTGACCCATTTTTTCAACAGCTTCTTGCTTTTCTTGCGCACGCTGCATCTGGTCAAACAGCGCGGTTGCAGATTGTGCCCTGCTTGCCGCTGCACGGCTTTCAGGTGTAGTCTTTTCAATGGGTTCAACCACAGGGCCGGGGCGCACAGACTGTGCTTCATACCCGGCAATCTCGGCTTCCAATTTTTTAATTAGGTTGTCGGCGCGTTTTGTTGGTTTGTTCTGTTGAGCAAGCTCAGCACGTTTTGTTTTGGCGTCTTCCAACCGTTCCATAGCACCGCGCATAGCTAACGCCAATGCTTTTTGTTTGCCTGTTGGTTGGGACACTTTGACTCCGGGCAATGTCTCGCCTTTTGCCGTTTGAATGGTTCCAGTTTGCCGCGCCGTAACCGCAGCCTGCATCTGGTTTTTCTGCTTGTTCACAGCTTCAGCGTTGCGCTTGGCCGCTATTTCGGCTGCGCCCACAACAGCGCGTTGCGCCTTGGCCTCGGCTTGTTTTTGTTTGACGGCAGGGTTGTTCTTTTGAAACTCCTGCAAGTCTTTAAGCTGCCCGTCCAGCAACTCCAGCTTCTTACGCTCAACCAACACCAGCCCATCCAGCATGGCTTGGGCAGAAAACTCCGCACCGTTGTAAGCTTCGTTCAGCTTCCCGTTCAGTTCTGATAGCCCTTGCTGCGCCGCAGCAATTTCTGCTTGCAAAACGTTTGCTTTTTCCAGTTCTTTTGCTAGCGCCTTCTGTTCACCAGCGCGACCTTCAATGGCTTCAGCAGCGGCAATCATCTGCCCTATGCGCGTTTGCACAGCAGCCAACTGCTTCTCGGCGGTATTCAGTGCGTCCTGTGCGTTCTTAATGTCCGGGGCGTACAGCGCAGCCCGTGCATCCACTGCTTCCTTCTTGGCTTCTGCAAAGGCTTCCTTCACTGCGATGGCATAGTTCTTCTGCGCCTCGGGGATGCGCTTGTTCAACCGCTCGGTTGCTGCATCAATGATTTTTTGGTTGGCAATAGCCAGCTTCTTGGCTTCGCCCAGTGCAGCGCGCCCAGCCTTGACCGCAGGGGACTTTTCAAAATTGGTTGCCGTGGCACGGATGTGCCCAATGTCTTCCCGCGTTTCAGGGAACATCTGCTGTTGCCCCGCTTCACGCTGCTCTTCTGCGGTGGGGGTTCTTGCTGCCAGTGCATCTTTTATCGAACGCGCATCGCGCTGTGTCACCTGTCGGCCTGCAACAATGGCGTCAACAACGGGCTCAACAGCGTCCAAAATGTCGCGGGTAGCCTTGCCTGCATCCATGACATCCGCAGCGGCATTAAGCACATCACGGGCAGCGGGGCGCATGGCCCCCATCTTGGACATCTTGTTGCGCACAAACTCTGTGCGGCGGCGCAGTTCCCCCGCCAGCGTGGTGGCAGTTTCTCCACGGGCTTCAGCAGTCTTGCTGGCTTCTTCGGCAGCAAACTGGCGTTTCAATGGGCCTGTCTCTACGCGCTGCGGCGCACGCGGTGGGTTTGCAAGCTGGCTGCGAAGGGTATCCAGTTGTTCTTTGATGACGGCAACCGCAGGGTGGTACGCGCCAAACCGGCGCTCCTCCAACGGACGCAAGTCCCGCATTTCAGTCTCTGCGCCAAGGATGGTCTCGGCCCCCCGCACAATGGCAGGCTTTGTGACGACTTCAGTCAGTGCTTCACGGCGCGGCAACGCTTGCACGCGGTTAATCCATTCGTTCAAAGTGTGGTGCAGTTCGGACGCGGCTTTGGTGGCTTCATCTATCGTTATGGCAGGACGGCCTTGCGCACGTCGAGCAATGGCGGCTTCTTGCAAAGCAGAACTTATATACACAGCACGGGCTTGTTTAGCACGGGCTAGGGCCGTTTCCAAAGTACCACCGGCCATTTCACCTTTTTCTTTGCCCAAAAATTCATTAGCACGAATTTTGTTTATTTCGTCTTCCAAACGGGCAAGCGCATCTTGTTGTGCTCGGCGTGCTGCAATAGTTTCTTGTACGTGAACAGGGCCGTTTTCAGCCAATGCGTTTATTTGTTTTACCGCAAGATTGCCCCGCCCCAATGCTGCCGATGCTGCGGCTTGTTCGTTTGCCCGTTTTGCGGTGTCGTGTTCTTGGTCTGCTCGGTCAGCTTCATTTAGCAAGCTGTGCAATTTACTAATGTCGTTTACCGCCTTGTCAGATGGAAGAATTGCTTCATTTACTTTGACAACCGGTTGTTCACTTGTTAATCCTTTTTCAAACAAGTGGTCTGTATAAATAGATAAATCAGGGCCGCTGCGGGGTTGCTGTTCTTTGAACCCTTTAGGGCGTAAATCCTCAAGCGCGTCGGCCCCTTCCATGAATCCCGACATGCGCATGTCCGCTGGCGCAACTTGTTGCTGGGTTTGCAAATCGGCTTGGCGCGTAGCCAGTTCCTGCGCCGTGGCTTTCTTGGCCTGTTTTTCTTGCTCCGCAAGCCGCATTTTCAAGCCGGACAACAAGTTGTTGTTCTCTACTGTAGACAGCGTAAATGCCGCATTACCTTCTGGTATGGGCGGTATCTTGACACGGTTTTCAACCAACTGCTGTGCCAGCTTGGGGTCTTGCATCAAGTAGTCAGCGTAGCTGCTCAAGTCCATATCGCCCGCAGCGCGGGCTGCGCCAATCTGCTGGGCGGCATAGTCTGTTAGCGTTGTATCCGCTTTGGGGGCCGGTGCAGCTTCTGTCTCATATAACGAGCGGTCAGCGCCCTTGCGTCCGCTGACCTGAATGCCTTCGCCTGCCCGGCTCTGCATCTGCTCCAGCATGTACTCCTCGGGACTCATGGCATCCCGGCGCTCTTGTTCTTTGGCAGTATCCAAGACAGACCGAACACGCCGATACTCCGACGCTGCCGCTTTGAGTACGGGGGCATGCTCTTTGAGCTGGGCGTTGATTGCCGCGTTGTCCTGCTTCTGCGCTTCGGTGAGCGGCTGCGTCTTTGTGGCCTTCTGAATTTGCGCTTGAAGGTCGGCCTTCACTTTTTCAGCAGCTTGGTACTCCGCTTCTTTTTCTTTGGCGTACTCGGGCGTCTGACGGCGGGCTTGCTCGACGGCTGCGGCCTCGGCTTTAGCCTGCGCATCGGTTACGGCTTGGGCGCGTTGGGCTTCACGTTGCTGAACATCGAACCGGCCTTGCTCTTGACCACGTTCTACGCGGCGACCAATGGGGGCGACCACACCACCCAACACCGCACCGCCTACAAAGCTGTCAAAGTATTCCTGACGGGCTCCGGGGTCGTTAATCTGCAACCCTGCCTGCATGCGCTCAAACACCTGCTGGCTTGCTTCGGTCAAGCCCTCAACCGTCAGAGCCTTGCCCGTGGACAGCATGTAGTCTACGGCGGTTTTTTTGAGCGCTTCCTTGGTGTAGTCGGCGACAACTTTTTCGGACGCGTTGATGCCAGCGTTTTGCAGAATTTTGCCTACACCGGGTATGCTGCGCACACCGATGGTTTCCAAGGCCGTTTGCGGGATGGCGGCTAAAGCGGCATTAACAAGGTTTGTATCACCCAGTTTCTTACCTTCTTGTACTTGGCGAGACAGGTTAGAACCAGTGAACTGCGCTTCACGCGTCAATGCGGCTGCACCCGCGCCTACAGCGGCGGCAACTCCAGTACCCGCGCCCAACACAGAAGCAATAGGTGCGGCAACGCCCGCAGCAATTGGAACCGCCATGTAGGGCAGTGAGCCGCCAACTAGTTCGCCAATTTTTGTGAAGGGGGCTTCAGCAAAATTTTCTTCGGTTGGCTTGAACGTCTTGGCTTGGTACGCTTTCTGTTTGGCAATCTCTTGCTCAGCTTCTTCCAAACTGCCAATGCCAACTCGGCCTTTTAATGCGGCATAGTCTGCTTGAAGCCCTGCAATACCCGACTTGAGCGCGGGCATGAGGCCTGACTTGGGTTGTTGCTCTGGTGTTTTGGAAGCAAAGGCTTCCGGGTACATCTTCTGCGCGCGTGCGTAAGCGGACTCTGGCGTTTCCCCCGGTCTAACTGCCACTTGTGTGCCATCGGGAAGCGGAACGGTTTGCGCCATATAGAGTCCTTAACAGAGATTTGCTGCTCTAGTGCAGCTTGCTTACTATACCACTACGGCCTGACCGCAGGCATACCCAACGACCCCAAAAACTGTACATAGGTCATAGGCGGGTTAAGGGTTTCTTTACCTGCAAAAGCCGGTAGGTAGTGCGATGTGTACGCCGTCATCGGGTTAAACTTACCGGCTTCAATAGTTGCCTTCATTTCCAGACCCTTTTGCAAATCGCCTTTGCCCAGCGCCATCAACGTGCGGGCTTCTCCGGGCAACAATTGCGCCCTTGCGTTTGCGCCACTTTCTTGCATTGCAGCGCGGCGGTTTGCACCTTCTTCGGATATTGTTTGCAAGCGTTCGCGGGAAGCGCGGTCGGCAGCGCCCTCTTGTTGCTTGACGGTCATATCCAACATCGAACGTGCATCAGCGCGGTCTTCACCGTAGATTTTGGTTCTGAAACCAATCATGGAGTCCAGACCAGCGGCGCGAGTGTCGTTAATGTTTTTGACAAGAGCGCGGCGGTCTTTGTCGTTCATCGTGTCTTCGGTGCGACGGTACTGCTCGATCAAATCACGAGCCGTATCCAATTTCTCTTTGGCGTTGTCGTACTCACGCAGCCCAGCTTGGTACTGCTTAGTACCCACTTGAGCGCCCTCGGCTAACCCTGCCAACCCTTTTCCGGTGGACTGCATCATTGACAACCCAGCGTTGATGAGTGACATGTTGGTGTTGGTGTCCAACCGGTCTTTGGACGTAGCTTCCCGCGCAGCAATACGCGCCTCTTGCTCGGTCATAGCTTTGCCGCGTTTGGCAAGGTCAGTGTCAAAACCAGAAAGCGCTTCTTGTGCGCCTTGCATTCTTGCTGCGTTTGCGGCTTCTACATCCGATTCGCCCGGACGTTTGGCTCCAGCAGGCATGAACCGGTCAAGCGACAAGTCTTGTGAGGGGCGTTCAGCGGCTGACGGCGGTATTTCTTTTCGGGGCGCAACTTTTTCTTGGCGCAATTGGTCAATCCCAGACGGTTTATCCACGGCTGCTGCGGGGGCGTAGTTAGCTGGGTCGCGTTTGGTTCTGTCATTCCTAGCCGGTGCTGTTTGGGTTACCGGGTAGTTAACTCTGGGCGGTTGGTAATCTTTTCCTGCGGCAGCTACAGGCACAGTTAATCCAGCGCGTGCTGCTTGCGCTTTTTCAACACCGGTGAGCGGTTCGTTTCGTTCTATCTTGGCTTTTAGATAGTTTGTCCCTGCGTTTGTCAGGCTTGTGCCCGCTGCTTGAAGGCTTTCTCTAATGCCGGTTCCAAGCGATTCGCCTGTTTGCCCCGCTTCTTGGTACATAGCCGCTGTTTGCGCTGACACAGGCAGTCCTCTAACCAAGCCCGTATCCGCATACCCAACTATCCCACCGTCAGCCATGCCCTGCATGTTCTGCGCGGGCAACTGGCCAATACCTACGTCTTCGGGCATGGGCTGCGCTTGGCCTTGTGGTGCGGCTTGCTGTTGTGGGGCAGCCTGCGGCATGGGCGCGGCTTGGGGAGCTGGGGGCTGCGGAGACATCTGCGCCACCACTTGTTGGTTCACTGGGGGAGGGGCAGCGCCCATCCGCTGCGCTGACAGGGCGGCAGCTTGCTTGGAGATTTGGTTGTCTACGAACTTGGCAGCGGACAGCATCATGGGGTCGTCCATGTGCATCTGGGCAAACTGCTTGCGCTGGGGTGGCGTCATCTCCACAAGGTGGGCAATGACCGCGTTGATGTTCATGGGGGCAGTGATGCCCGAAGAGCTGGTCGATGTAGAGCGAGTTCCAATCATGACTGTTCCTTATGCCATGCTGTTGAGCAAAAGCGCTGGCAGACCGCCTTGGGGTTTCTTGGACTTGATTGCGCCGCCCTTGGCGCTGCCTGCGGGTTTGTTGGCTTGGTTGTACGCACCAAAAAGACCGGCTGCTGCCGTGCCTAGACCTGCCACTTGGTTGAGCAGTGATGGGGGAGATTGGTACATTGAAGAACCCAGTGTGGTAGTTGGAGTCCCACGGATAACGTCCGACATGAAGTTGAGTTGCTTGTACGGGGCGTTCTCTTGATTCAAGAAGTCCTGATACTGCTGGTTCATCACGTTCTGGGTCTGCTGTTGCTGCTGACCACCAAAAGCATTTTGAATACCCAAAGCATTCGCTTGTTGTCCGTAGATGTTCTGACCTACGGCTCCAAGATTGCTCATGCCTTGCATACCGGCTTGCAGGCCCTGTAAGCCCAAACCAGCACCAAACTGCCGAGACTGTTCATTTAGTTGGTTGGCGGCTTGCCCATACTGAGCGCCCATTCCTGCTGCTTGCAGGTTTTGTCCTGCATTAAATTGCCCAGCTTGGTTCTGTGCGTTTTGGTTAGCCAATGCAATTTGTTGGGCAGCGTTTAGATTTTGTCCACCAACAGTGATACCGGCTTGCTGGTTTGCCTGCTGTGCCGCCAAACGGGCCTGCTGTTCTGCATTGAATTGTTGTTGTGCTTGCTGGTACGCAGCTTGGGAGCCGGTTGCTTGAATGTCCCCCATCTGCTGTCCCAGATTCCGCTCACGCTCTGCACGCATAATGGCGTCACGCCCGCCTCCAAAGGCTCCGGCTTGGGCGGCTTGTGCTTGCTGTTGTGTACCTTGGATACCAGACTGGCGTTGTGCTTCGCGCTTTTGAATGTCCACCACGCTCTGCATATACGGGGACATGTAGGCATCTGCCGCGCCGGGTTGGGCAAAACTTTGTGTGCGTACTTGTTGAGCAGGCCCCATCTGATAGCCCTGCGCATTCTGTGCGTTGTAACCAAAACCTTGCGGGTTAAACTGATTACCGTAGTTGCTTGCGCCATAACCAGTTTTTGCAGCCTGTTGGGAGTAATCCAACAAGCCCGAGGCAGCGTCGAGCGAGGCGGTTGATGGGCCCAACTGCCTAGCACCAGTAAATGACTGCTGTTGCAATGGATTGAACTGGGCAATCCGGTCTCGGTTGTACGTCTGATAGTCAGTATCTGTAAGCGCTTGGGCTTTACCAAGCAATGTCTGCGCGTAGGGGGCTATTTCGGGTGCAAACCCGACTATGTTGGTGTATGTTGCGTCTGCCATGTCAGCTCCTTATGCTGGAAGGTGGCGAGCAGATTTGCTGTTCTTTGCCACTTGGTCTTTACCGACGGTCTTTCTACGACCGGCTTGGATTCTGTCCATCATCTTGTACAACTCACGAGCGCCTGCGTCAGTGGAACCGTTGCCAAGTTCTGACACGATTCGTGCAGGAATTACAAATTCGCCATCTGCAAGGCGGGCTGGCTGACCGTGACCGATTGTAGCGGGGATGTCGTCGGAAACACCATCGCCCGGCCCTTTGAGCAAGCGCCCACCATCGGAATAGGAACCAAGGTTGTACTGGTGCAGGTCGGCTATGCCGCCTTGGGCCATGCGCTGGTCAAATCGACCGTGTTGTAGGTAGCCGCCTCGGGCATCGCCACCGCCAGCATCCCGGCTTCCCCAGCCGCCGAACGTTGAGTTATTAGTTGGGCTTGGGCCTCTATCACCACCCGCATCGCGGCTACCACTACCGCCCCCGCCGCCATCCACATTCCCACCCCCACCACCTCTACCGGTGTCTCCGGAATTGCTAGGGGCTGAAGGAGCACTAGGAGCAGTGCCACCGCCAGCGTCACGGCTCCCCCAGCCGCCAACACCTTCAGAACCTTGGGTATTAGTAGTCCCCGGAGCGGGGCCAGTAGAAGTTCCTGCGGCAGCACCTGAGCCAGAAAACATACCTTCGCGCCCGCCAGTTCCTGCAAAGTTGTTTCTGTCCATTCCAGAAAAATCAGTGTTTGAAATAGCTTGTTGTACTTCTTCGGAAGCAGGTGTTACTGGGGCAGTTCTTGACACTGGTTGCGTGCCGTTGTAAATACTTTGGTTTGTTTCCTGAATCATCCGCAACAAGTTATCCGATTCAACTTGTGCTTTTTTTGCCTCAGCATCCACAGCTTCTTTTGCGTAGATGTCTTTAAGCTGCTGCTCCTTAAAGAAGCCCTGAACGGCATCTGCGGCCTTTGGAATCCATGACCCCGGCAATAAATTTGATACTAAATTGACCCCGGTGCGTAAAGTATTAGCATGCGCTTCTCTTTGCTCTGGTGTCATGTTGTCAAAATAGGCTTCTCTTGCTAGACGTTGCGCTTCACGCGACTCTGAGTCGCCACCGCCACCTTGGTTAGGATTTACAGGCACAGGCACGGCAACGTCCACCGGCTTGATGGGGTCAGGAACCCACTTGTACTTCTTCGTCACGGGGTCAAACTCATAGTGGCCCGTACCCTTTGGTGGAGCGGTTGTATCTACGCCCCCCGTACCTCCACCTGTACCACCTGTACCACCTGTACCACCTGTACCACCTGTACCACCACCTGTGCCGCCCGAGGGGGTGTTGCCCATCAAATAATCGTACGCATCGCGTGAAGCGCCGGTCATGTTGTTTGCTGGAAATGGGGCTGTTGGCTTAAACAAATCTCGCTGGTCGTATCCACGATTGGGTGCTTCGGGTGGGCGAGGCAGGAACCGCTCATATTCGGGAATGCGGTTCTCACCACGACCCGCGTAACCACCACGAGCTAAAGCAACCAAACCGCCGCCAGCGGCTGCATAGGGGGCACCTGCTGTATAGGCGTCATTGAACCAACGGCGCTCCCCAGAGCCTGTGTACCCTTGCTGCGGGTTTGTTTGTTGCCGGGAGAAGGTGTATGGGCGAATCATGCCCCGCGATTGCTCAGGGGCTTCCGTTGTGGTCTCTACCATTTCATCCGCAATGATGGGCGCTGCCGCAGCACCCAGCATACCGGCCCCTGCCAGCTTGCTACCGCCACCAATAGTTTGCATAGTTTGGCCGGGGTTGGAGAATAGCTGCCCAGCGCCTGCGCTGAGTTTGTCCCAGTTGGAAGGCGCTGCTGCACGGGAAATAGCTTCATCTGGTATATACGCACCGCGCCCTGCACCTGCACTTGCAGCCTGCTCCTCAATGGATTGCGCCAAAGCGACTTCACGCCCAAGTTCACCAGCCCCTGCACCCATCAACCCAGACGTTAGGCCCGCACCGCCGTACGCGCCAAGACCCGCCATCAGACCTTTGCTCAGGTCTTTGGAGTCCAGCGCAGAAATACCGCCAACAATTCCCGCAGCCATCATGGGGGTGATTGCCCCACCGCTGATATAGCTAAGCCCCGCGCCTGCAATGGTTGGGAGGATGCTGTCCAAGAACCCTGCTTCGGGCAACCCAGTTTGGGGGTTGACACTCAAAGAACCGCCATGCTTTTGGGCAAGTGCTTGCAGCCCGCCCACTTCTCGGGGAGACATGTGGACAAGCGTGGAGTCGGGCCCGCGCCCTTTTTGGGCAAGGTGGTTTGCAACAAGTTGGAGGCTCATAAGGTTGTTCCTTGAATGGCAGGCATTGTATCTTTTAACCTATTTTCCAGTTGGTTCCGTCGGAGTAAACAGGAACTTTGTTTGCGCCTGTACCGGCGACCGTGGAAGCGAATGTGGTGGCTGTTGCATCAGACACAAAGGCCCGCGCCCCAACTCCCGCTGTAGCTGCGCTGGGAAGGGTTGATACCGTGTAAACGGTTAGAGCCGGGATGTACCCGGAGCCCGAACTTAACTGCCCCAGTATGTTGTCTACTTGGTTGAAATACAACCGCAAGATGTTGTTAAGCTGGTTGAGGTAGTTGATGTCATATTCAACCGTAGCCGCAGGCAGGCGCGGGGCAACTACTCGATTGAGCGTTTTTTCCGTTGTAACAATAAATGTCATCGTCTGCCGTCCGGTCTAATGTCAATACGGGGAGCGCCAAGCTGCCACTGCGTACCGAGGGTGTTGGAGGTAATCTTCATCTGCATCTGGCGACCACGAATGCGAATGTAAATCTGCCCGGTGTATTCGTCTACATTGATGACCGATGGGGCAGTACCGTTGTAGGTCACCCCAGCATTGCCGGTCTGCGTGATGCCAGAGCCAGAGTTGTTTAAACCCTGTAGATACATGGTCACAGCAGGCGTTGTGCCACCTGTAGAACCACGGAACGTCAAGTCAGGAATCATGCGGTACACAAACGCAAAATTGTGCCCGTCCCCAATATCGTACTGCGCGGAGGTGATGTATGCCTCAATTGGCAGCGTTGTACCAGTCTCGTTGTCATCAACGCCGTATTCTTGGTTGACGATGTTGTAGTTGTATGTAGCTGCAATAGGGTAGTTGCGCAGGCCGGTATCTAGCCAAGCTGTACGCGCCATAGTGCCGTACTGCCAAATGTCTTCTGCGTAGTTATAAATAACGTACCGGTCAATGGCGTTGCTGTTCTCGGAGCAGTAGAACCACCAGACCTCGTTGAAACCTTCATTGGTGCTGGCAAATACTTGGTCGTACTGAAGCGGGTTGATGTCACTGTAGATGAATTGGCGTAGGTCGCAACGCAGGGTCTGAACCCGTCCGTCGTATTTATAGAACTTGTCCACGCCCATCCAGTAAGTAACACCGGAACCAATTGCGGCTGCGTTTGGCCCAGCGATAGATACGTTGTCGGCAAGTAGCTGAGTACCCCAGACATACGGAGGACCAAGATATTGAAGTGAATAAAGCGCTTGGTCGGTAAACACCAAAATTTCTTGGCGGCTTTGCAGCGTGGTGACAATCTTGGAGCCGTGGGACAGTCGCACACTGCCTGCTTGGTTGGTCACAGCCGGATACCATACAGTCAAAGACTCTTGGTCAGACCACCGAATGAGCATGGGGTCAAGGATGGTGCTGCCATAGTCGTTCGTTCCAAACACAATTAAGAACCGGCTGGCATCTGAGACCGTGAAGTAATTTTGGTACAGCGGGGTATATCCGTCTGCCCCAGAAAGGGATGAAAGCAAAACACCACGGGGAGAAATTGATTGCGTACCAGATTGCGTACCGGTGGTCGTAATGGCAGCACCGCCCGATGTAGCTGCCAAGTTGAACGTAGTGGAGGACAGGTACTTGGTGTAGTAGGTGACCCCCGGCAACAAACCGGTCGGCAACCACCCTGTGGTGGAGAAAGCAATCGGGGTAGCATCTGCGAGATTCAAATTGCATGTGACCACGCAAGGAGCCGCAATGGTCATCGTCGCCGTTGTAGAGGTAACCCCTATGGCGGCATCCCAGTAGTACAGCGGAGCCCCACGGGGGCCGTACACAAGGTCTTCCCCCCAGTTCATCTGATTCCAAATGCGCAAAGCATCCGTAGATGCAGTTCCAATACCCCAAGTACCGGAGCCCCAAGTGCTTGCGCCCCAACCAACCAGCGGAGCAGCGTATGAAGGGCCGGTGTTGACTTGGTATACGGCGTAGATTGTCCCGCCGCCTGCGGAGCTTGCAGATGCTGTACCTGTGACCGTGATGGTGTAGGTCGTGGAGCTTACGTACGCAATCTGGTACTCAGTACCAGTCGTAATGGTGATGCCGTTGAACGTGACCGACGCTGCCCCACCCGCATAGTAGGTGACATAATCATTGTTGATGAACCCGCCGTTTGCATCCGTCACTGTGACTGTCGTGGTTGTGCCGGTGTTAGTAGACGTAGCCGTTGTGAATGGGTTGGTCAGCGTGGTTGTGGTGCGTATTGGGGTGATGTCGTTGTACACACCGCCGCTCTCAATATAGAACTTAAGGTTTGTGCCAACACCCAGCAGGTTCAAAGAACCCAGCGTTATCCAATTCCAAAGAGAACGGCAAAGCCCAAGAAATGTGCTTGTAGAGATGCGCTGCCATCCACCAATCTTCTCAGGCGTGCCTTGGCGGAACCGAACCTTGTCGGACTCGTACCAACCGCCCTCGTTGGTGTAACGGGTATTCTCCCTGTTTACACCGGGTTTGAGAAGAATTTTTTGTAATGGCATATCAAGCTATCTTTGCGCCTTGTTGCAGTTGGGCCAAAGTCAAACCCCCGGTGTATTGAAAATGTGGGTACTCCTTGAATGTCACCCAATCACCAGCCCATTCAAGCCCGCAGGACTTGCCTATTTCACCGACTTGTTTCCATAGTGCTTGGTCATCCCAGATAGCCTTACCGTTGACGAGGGGAACTACATCTAGAGCGCAGCGCCAGTTGTGCCACGATTGCCCCGCCTTAGCTCTGGTTACGACATTGCCGGGGGTTGTACGTCCTTGCGCATACAGTGCGTTTTGGCTTTCATTGTCACGGTAGGTGGAGGTCACCAGCAAGTCGATACCCTTGGCCTTGGCAGCTTCTACAAAGGCTTGCGCCCGCTGCTTGGCGGGTGGAGCTAGGTCATCAAGGCTGCGAGAGTTAATCATTTTGCGGCTACCCCGTTGATTTTTTCAGCAGTACGCATAGCGCCTAAGCCCAGCATCCCCGCCAATAAAGGCATCATTGTGCCCATATCCATCTGGGGGAACTTGACAGGGTGGCCGTAAAGAGCGCTGCCCCACTCAGCCAGCGGGCCGATGACAAACTGGATGGCAAACCCGCTGCCGCAGACCCACCCGATAAATGGTCGCCAGCCAGACACAAACACTGAGGGGTTAGCCGCTTCGACTTTGTTGATGTCCAGTTGGCCCGCAATGACTGCAAGCTCACCGGACTGCTGCATCTTGAACAGCTCCAGCTTCGCAGCCGCAGCCTTCTCGGGGTCAGGCCATACACGGTCAATGACTTTGCTGCCAATGTCGAGCAGTGCGGATAGGGGGTCAAGCGCCATTGTTTGCTCCAGTTGTAATTTCGTCCATGTGGGAGCCGACCTTCAGGCCAGACAGCCACCCAATCAAGCCACCAACAATAGTCTGAAACGCAGGGCCAATGATTTCAAAAATCTTGGTATTGTCCACTTCCTTGACAAACAGACCGTGTACGAGTGCCCCAATCAGCACCACGACTACAGAGCAAAGGGTGGCGGTCACCATCATGGTCACCCAGTAAATCAGCTTGTCTTTCGCGTCCATCACTTTGCCCTTTCATACAACTGCTCAATTCTTGAGCGGATTTTAACGCTGTCGGAAGTGCCCATTATCGTCGCTAAGTTAGCGTAAAGCAGCGTTAACTGCTCTTTGGTGCACACAGGCCCTGACTCATCCAACCACTCCCAGACTTTGCTTGAACGCTCTTTGGGGTCATGGCTACTGTAGGCAATACTCAAAAACTCAGATACGCTGCACTCGCGCTTGACCGTGGCCCCGTAGACCAACGACAAGATAAAAAACGGAATGAGCCAGCGCACATTGGGTTTACTCTACAGGCGCGGCTTCGGGTTGCGGCGCTTGCTTGACGGCCTCGGCTTGAATTGCTCCAACAAGCTGAAACACCTCGCCGTAGGGGCGGGATGCCATGTATTGCAGGACTGCGTTAACGAGGTCGATTGGTAGCGTGATGTTTTCCATTAATTGCTCCAAGGAAGTGCTTGCGATGTTGGAGAAACAGGTGGATTAACCATGCTGTCAATCTGACCTTGTACGCACGCTTCCATGTTGGAGATGGTCTGTGGGTCAGCCCAGCCAACTACTTGGGCTTCGGTCAATTGCGAATAAGGCGTAAACGAACCGCCTTGTTGAATAGTGAACTGTTGGCTAAAGCCAATGTTGGCGGTGTATGCGCCGTTCACTCCAGTGACAAGGTATTGGACGTTGACAACAACATCGGTCTGCCCTGCTTCTTGGGGCAAAGTAAACATTTGGGTTACGGTGGTGGTAAAGGTAGTCATGGTTACTCCTGATTAAGAAAGCCGGTAAAGAACGTAAGTAGCCGCAGCCGTTCTACGCAAACGAAAATGAGCAGATGTTGCAGCCGAAACCGTCAAAAGACCAACAGATGTAATTCCAGTATTTACGGCAATTGTGATTACACCTGTTGCGGTGTTAACAATGTGAAAATCAAGACCCATGCTTGTACCAGCGGCGGGGTATGCCGTGTCTATCGCAGACGCAAGCGGCAAAGTGACGGTGTAGGTCGTTCCGGTGGTGTTGATGATGTCTGTGGCAAGCTGCGCGGCAGTAAGCGTGACCGCACCACTTGGGGCAGTAGGAGCAGGGGCATACACCCACAGGTTTCCTGCCGCGATATACATATTTCCGGTTGAATCACCATATTGGCGCACATTGCCATCACCGTCCGACAGCACAACAAAATTGCTGCCAGTAGCAGAGATGGGAGCAGCAGAACCTTGGTATGAGCCAATGATGATGTTCTTGGAGCCAGTAGTTACTCCATAACCTGATTGGTATCCATAAAATGCATTTCCCGCTGCGGTTGTTTGTGTGTACCCAGCTTGATAACCTACAGCAGTGTTGTTGCTGGCGGTGGTGGTGTTGTAAAGAGCGCGGTCACCAAGCGCTGTGTTATATGAACCCGTGCTAGTGTTACGCAATGCGTTAGAACCGATTGACGTGTTATCTGTTCCGCCAAGGGTTTCAAATTGCGAATAGTCGCCAACGGCTACGTTGTTTGACCCCGTATTTTTTTGCAGCGCAGAATAACCAACTGCGGTATTTGAGCCATTGGTGGAAACGGCTCCTAATGCGCCATAACCAATCCCAGTGTTATTTGTTCCTGTGGTAATTGCTGCGCCAGCAAAAGCGCCATAAATAGAATTTCCAGTGCCAGTTGTATTTGCCCCTAATGCGCTACCCGCTCCCACCACCGTATTACTTGCAATAGCACCAGCGCCTCGGCCTACGGTGAGTCCGTAGACAGTCAGGTCAGTACCTGAGTACAGCAAGTTAGCGGAGTTGGTCTCAAGCCCGCCGGTGGTGGAATAGACCACACGGCCCGAGGTCAGGCCGGTGTTGGTGATAGAGGAGAACACACCCGCACCGGAGATGTTGGACACCTTAACGAAGTCGGAGCCGTTCCAAGCGCAGACTGCCGACTCGCCCTTGATGATGGTTACCCCGGTGGTGGGGCCAACGCCTCGCAGCACGATGCTTTGGGTGCTGGAGCTTTTGTTGATGACGATATACGTCTTGGACTGGGCCGGGGCTGTGATGTTGCGGGTTATCGTACCGCCCGCTGTCCACAAGAGGATGGCTTCACGAGCCTCGTTGGCAGCGCCAGTAGTTGTACTAAGTGTGATGTCCGCATCTACGCTGATTGTGGTCGTGCCAGAAACGGCGGAGTCCAGCAACGAGGTGATAGAGTTGTTTACCGTATCGCCCCAGGTTCCAGACAGCTCTCCCGTGACTGGAAGCGCCAGACCAAGTAGGGATGTGTATGCTGTAGTCATGTAATCATTCTCCAAGAGAGGGACTCTTCATCCCATTCGTACATATTATCGTCCACAGGATGCGCTACAGGCGCTTGCCACAAACAGGTGTCTTCATTCAGAGTCCAGCTATTGTACGGCTTTGGCGGTATAAACGCATCCCGTTGAGCATCATAGGTATAACCGATACCCGCGTAATTCTTGCGAAAATTCCCATTGTAGGAAGTCTGCTTCCAGTTGGTATATCCACCAGACCAGTTGACAAGGAACACAATCCCCATTGCCTCCACTTCAACGCCGTTAATTAACAACTCATTGTTGTGAACGGAATGCACTTCCAGCACTACGTTGTTTTCATCAAGTTTTGCAAAATGTGCCATGATTAGAACGTAATTGAACCATCGCCAGTCCATACATAAACACGATAACCACCAGCAGTAGTTATTGTGGGAGAACCTGTAGTGCTAGTAGCAAGCGCATATGTGTCAGCATAACGAATAATGACTATTCCTTTGCCGCCAATACCAGTATTAGACCCGCCGCTAGTACCCCATCCTCCAGCACCACCGCCGTTACCCGTGTTAGCTGTTCCAGCAGTTGTCCCACTAATGTACGCTCCGCTACCACCAGTGTTATAGGCTCCACCATGACCGCCTCCATCTGCGGAGCCAACACCACCACCAGCCGCGGCAGAAGATGCGCCGCCGCCTCCAACTGCATAAATTACGGCTGAACCAGAAATGGAATTAGATGTTCCAGCACCACCATTACCGCCCGCTGAGGTAGTTGATGCTGGAGTTTGACCTACTGCTGAAGAACCGCCACCACCACCGGATGTATATGCCCCAGACGCGCCGGGTGAACTACCCCCAGCAAATCCTTGTGCCGGGCTAACTGATGGAGTGTTGCCCGCCGCGCCAGTAAGAAAAGAAGATGATGAACCACCACCGCCCGAACCGCCCGTAGTAGGCGCTGCTCCTGTTCCACCGCCGCCAACACCACCGCCACCACCGCCTGCTGATGTAATAGTGCTGAAAACTGAAGAACTACCTTGCAAACCGCTAGAACTGTTTGTGGTTCCAGCAGCGCCGCCACCGCCGACCGTCACGGTTATTGCCGACCCAGCTGACACCGCAAAACCTGTTGCTGTTCGATAGCCTCCAGCGCCACCGCCGCCGCCTAAATAACCACCACCACCACCACCGCCGCCGACAACCAAATATTCAACATTTGGAGTTATAGCAGAAAACAAAGGCCAAGTTCCTGCCTGACGAGCCTGCATAGCTTCTGTTTGAGTCCAAATGCCAACAGCCGCAGAACTGCTGGTAGCAGCAGCCGTTGCAGACCGAATGGAACCCTTAAACCGATTCATTAACTGATAGCCTCGTAGGTAGCAACCATCTCAATGGCGTTAGTGGTTCCAGATGTCACCACGATGGACTGAGCCTCGCCAACATAAATCATGGTAGTTTTGTCTACCACCATTAAAGAGGAATTACCCGGTACGCTTGTTTGGTACGTAAGTCGGTACGCTGTACCGCCACCACTAATTGCACTATTGATAGACACAGTAATAGTTGCAGCGGATGCCGTGACATTGGTAGCCATCATGGTATCTATCTTATTGACGGTTCCAGCAGACGGAGTTAACGCAGTCCAAGTGGTTGCAGTTGTAGTTGTCGGTACAAGGTAAGTAGTCGCTCCAAGGATGGAGGACACATTGACCATATTCGGGTTTGCCATGCTATTCCTTTAGATTCCAAATACCATACTCATTACAAGCGCCCTGCCAAGGGTGTCGGCACGGCCTGACGGTAAGTCACAAAACACTGTAACGGTCCCCCCGAATGTGCTGACTGCGTTGTTGCTGTTGCTGGAAGAAATGATTGTGGTGCGGGTCAGGGTTGGACCGGAGGTGGCGTATGTACCGATGCCTACTTCCCAGTTGGTTCCATCCGTCGCGGAATAGTACGTGGTGTTGCCATTCCCAATCACGGCAAAGCTCTGGTAGCCGGTAGAGGTCGAACCTAACGTGAAGCTGACAGTCGTGTTGGCTGTCGCTGTTACCTGTACGCGGTCGGCTAAAACAAGTGCCATTTATAACCCTATGTCGTTTCGACCAATTCCCACTGGTCGGTTTGCGCGTTGTCGATTGTACCCCAGCCCGGTGTTTGGTTGGTACTCACACTACTCCAGCTTGAAGCCTGCGCATTATCAATCACCGCCCAAGCTGCGGTCTGCGCATCGTTAATATTCTGCCAGTTTGCTGTTTGGCTATCGTCAATAAGTTCCCACAGCAGTCGAAGCGAACCCACGTAACCCGAAGCGGAAACACCGGACAGCGCCACGGTGATGCCAAACCCAACGCTGCCAACCTGACCTTCTGCCGATACCGTGTTGATATTAAGAGGTGGAACCACTGTCCCCACACCACCCGCAGCTTCAATGCCGGTCAGGGCAAGGCTCTTATTAAAGCTGACGGAACCTACTTCTCCTGTAGCAGACCTTCCAGACAGCGCCAAAGAGCGGTTTGTGGTGACAGAACCTACAGAACCGGTAGCAGACCGCCCAGACAATGCCAAAGAACGGCTTGTCGCAACTATATCGGTAAGGCCAGAAGCTTGGACTCCTGTCAGTGGGATACTTACCGCAGGGGACTCTGAGCCAACTAGACCTGAAGCAGATACACCGGAAAGCGCCAGCGTCAGGTTATAGGCAACTGAGCCTGTAAGACCGCTTGCAGTTACACCAGAAAGCGCAAAAGATTTATCGGTGTTTACGGTATTTACCAGCCCCGCAGCTTGCACGCCCGTGAGGGCCAGCGAAGCGTTATATGTAACCGTGCCAACAAGGCCAGAGGCTACGACACCATTCAGAGCAAGCGTTCTGCTTGTTGCTACCGTTCCAGTTAGACCAGCAGCTTGGACTCCGGTAAGGGTTAATGTGGTGCTGGGCGTTACTGTGTTGACTAAGCCAGCAGCTTGAACCCCAGAAAGGGCAAAAGACTTGTTTACGGATGCTACTGAACCTACTAGGCCAGCGGCGGATACGCCGGTTATTGACCGGTCATAGGAGATGCTTACGCCAAGATTTGGGGATACACCGCCCCACCCGTAGTCACTCCAAGCCCCTGTACCCCATGCGTAGTTGACTTGGGCTTCCGCGCTGACCCCTGTCAGGGCAATGGTGCAACTTACACCGACAGTTCCGGTGTTACCTGTAGCTTGAACGCCAGACAACCCGCCCGCAGCCGTGGCTCCAAACGGCGCAGCGGAAAACGGGTTTATACCAAACATGGTTTACACGGCGTATAGCCGCGCCCCGCTATTAGGTTGTAGCCAAACGCAGCAATGCAGTCGTCGTGGTGTTGGACGGCATTGTCAACGTCAAGGTTCCGGCAGTGATGGTCTGCGAAGAGAACGTGTGAACGCTGATTGCTTTGTTGCTCTGGGTGGAGTTGTAAATCAACACTGTGTCAAACGCGGTGCTCAGGGTCACTGTCGTGTACACCAAACTGGCAGAAGGAGTCCAATACCCCACACCAGCAGTAGATGACGAGTTGGTAGACGTGGGTGCAGTTGCATTGGTAACCGTAACGCCACCCGCCGTGTAGTTCGTGCCGGTTACTTCACCAGTAGCCGTATAAGCCGTAGTGGCTGCATTGATAGTCGCAGAAGCAAGGTACAGAGCTGCTTTAAGCGTATCTGTAGTGGGGGAAGTCAAGCTGCCGCGAGACACAATAGTAGAAGTGCCAAGCTGATGTTGGCCCAGCATTAGTTCACCGAGGAACGAAGTACACATTGATTGGGTGTTTGCCACGATATATCCTTAAAAGGTTGCGGTTTCGCCGCCAGCAAAGCTGGGCATTTGTTTCAGTGTCACATGTGCCGAACGATGCACAAGCTCACCGTCCAGCCAATACTCAGTCCACACAGTCAACTCGTTGTCGTTGTCAACTTCGCCAGAGCGGTGCTCCAACAGGGAATCGTCCATGTCGCCTTTGGTCGTAGTGACAATCAATTTGAACTCCTGATAAGTGCAGTGGTGGAAGTGTTAGCGGGCATCGTGATTGTAAACGTGGTGGTCGAAGTTTTGTCCGCGCCAAAATCAATGACTGCGATGGACTTGTTGCCTTGCGTCACGTTGTAAATCAAAGCGCACCGGGCCGTAATTGCAGCCGTCCAAGACGTGTTCGCCCAGTTTACATAGGCCGTGTAGTCTGAAGAGCTGATAGCCACCCCAGTCAGTGTGTTGCCGCCCGCCGTGTAGCCCGATGCCACCACTTCGTTGGAGGTGGTATATACAGTCGTGTCCGCATTCAAGTTAGCATTGCCGGTGTACAAGGCAATCTTGAGGGTATCCGTGGACAGGTTATGGACAGCCTGATACAGCTCCTTCTTGAAGCTGGTGGTCTGCGTTTGAACAATGCTCACGTCGTTATCCTCAGCTTGGTCTGGCCATCACGGTATGCATCGCCACGCTCCAGACCATCACCCAGACGTTTAGCTAGTGCAAGGGCTTCTTTGTACTTGCCCTCATACAGCCCAATCATGTCGGATTCACCCTTCATAAAGGTATAAGCTTCAATCAATGCCCCATACAGCAGCACGGTGTCAAAGTTGTCGCCCAGCCAAGTAGTCGATGCCGTGGTGATGGACTCGGGGTAATAGTAGTAGTGCAGCTCAGCAGAGTAAGTAGCGTCAGGCGTAGGCCCGAGGATGAACGAAAGCTCGTTGCTGATAGTCGAGCCCGAAACAGTCGGGCCAAACAGTGCGTAGTACTTAGGGGTTCCCGTGTCGGTCGGCGTGGGGTACGCCTCGCGCATGAAGTTCACATCCTTGTTTAGTAGGAATGTGTACGGGCCGGAACCAGAGAAGATAGCCAAGGAGTACGAAGCAAGGAAGTCATCCGGACAAGACAAGTACTTGTTACCAGACGTAACCGTGCCCGTCACGTTTTTACGCAGCGAGGGGAACTGTACTGAGTTATAGATGCGCTGCTCCGCTTGCTGAATAAAGCGGTTAATCTGAGTTGTAGACGAGACCGTAGACCCATCCGCGAGTGTAATCGCCGGAAAGTTGTTCTCCGTGTAGGTCTGTATCGCCGATACAAGCTCAGAATAGTTCATGCCATCGGGCCTCGTGCCATCAGTCCTTTGGTAGCCGCGCCTGTACCGCGCACCTTGATGCCGTCAGTTTTAACACCCTCGTCACCAGCAGATTTGCTCAATCCGCCAAGGCTGACATCCAAACTGTCCAGCTTGCTCTTGTTGGGCTCTTTGCCGGGGCTGGCAGAAAGCTTCATCTTCTTCCCGTCCATTGTGTGGGGCTCAGCGTAAACGCTGGCGGGGCCAATTTCTTTACCACCGCTTTTCATACTGTATGCCATGATTTACCCCGTTTTCTGGTTGGCTGCACGGGACAGGTTGCGACCAACGCGCATCCGGTCTTCGGAGGTTGGGCCACCTTTTTTCATGCCCTTGGCATGCATACGCGACTCGTGCCCCTTGACCATCTTTTTGGCCTCGGTGTCGGCAATGCGTTTAACTGTCTTTGTATCCATCATGAACTCCTATGAAACCGTTACTGTTACCGTGCCAACACTTGTGGTTCCGACCAAGTAATTGGGAGTCAAACCTATATCTGTGCTGCCCGCTCCACCAACCGGACTCCAGCCCCACTGGATGTCCCTGCTACCGCCGCTATTGTAGCCGTCAGTCATGGGGCCCGCAGTGTAGTACGTTGAATCGCGGCGCGGGTTGCGAAGGGCTTGCGGGTCATCAACTGGGTACATTCCAAGCTGCAACTGGGGCTGGTCAGGGTCCCAACAGCTCTTGCACACCAGCAAGTTGTACGTCTTGGTCTTGATGATTTCCTTGCGCAGCTCGACGAGCTTAAACTGCTGTCCGCACCTGTCGCAGATAGCAATTGCTTTCTTGCCGGAAGCAAACCTGTTTGCCATTAGATGTACGTCTGACGCGGCACAAACCGCAGCGCTGCTGTCTCACGGTCTTCGGTGGCTGCTAACTCCCACGCTTCGTCGTATTGGGCTTTAAGCACTTCCAACCGTTCCATAGCGTTGGGAACTTTGAGCGCCAAGTAGTAGGCCAAGCCTGCCACCAAGCAATTCAAAAAGCGAAAAGGTACGTCCATCGTGTTCACACCGCCGCCAGCATCGTCAATACGGCGCATGCGCCAGTACACAAGAGTGTATGTCTGGGAATCGTCCGGTGTAGGCCACACGGTCACGCAGGGAAGGTTCTGCGTATAGACCGAATCCCCGGCTGTGTGGGAGGCCGCAGTCGTCCCGTTCTGCGCACGCACGCAGTTGTACAGGACATTACCCGTGACGTACCCGTAGTAGATGGTCTCTGTACCAATCAGGATGAACCCGGCAGACGACAAGTTGGCTGCGGAGGCCACGGTGATGGTTGTGGCGGTTGAGGATATGCTGGCACTCAGCGTAGTAATTGCCGCCGTGGTGGAGCCGTCCAGCCGTTGGAACCACAACTGAATGGGCCGGGCTTGCTGTAGCTTGTTGGGGATGGTGGCGTAGGTTGAGACGCTGATGCGCGTGATGGTCAGGTCTGCTTGCGTCGCTACGCTGCCTTCCCCTGTGCGGATGACGTGCTCTAAAAGGTCAACAGTATCAAGCGGCACGGGGTACGTAGGAACGCCGGGAACCAAAGTGATGGAGCCCTGCTCAAACGTCCACATGTTAACACCACGATTCGCCCAGTCAGCAAACAGTAAGTTCAACGACCGGCGGGCTGTCTTCAGGTCATAGCCCGTGCGCAACTCGGAACCCGTGCGCTCATACGCCTCCTCAACGATTTCCGTCAAGTCAAGGTTGAACGTAGCGCTTCCTGAAGTTGCCATTATCTAAAACCTGCTGTTTTCTTTGCAATGCTCTTGGGCTGGGCCACAAACTGTTTGCCTGCTGCTTTACCTGCTCGTTTGGCTTTGGTAGTTGCAGCGTACTCAGATGGAGACAAGGACTTTATAGCAGCTTCAGGGAGGTATCGCTCACCTGTTTTTGACGACGGCTTTCCCGACTTGGTGCGCCATTTCTGGTCACCCCAAGCTTTCAGGGATTGCTGCGGCGCTTTCAATCCTTGTACCCCCCGCCCGCAGCCTTGTACTTTTTGGCTACAAGCTGCGCCTTACGTGCTGACCACTGCCCTGCGCCTGTCCCGTGTGTGGCCGCAGCCTTGACTTGGGATAGGATGCGTTTACGCAAGCTCGGCTTGGTGTAGTTGCCCGCAGCATTGACCTTGCCGCCTTCAGCGTATTGCGTAAAGGCGGTGTCATCCAGCCGGGCTTTTTTCTTAGCACCGGGCATCTTGGCTGGATTGACGGCTCCCATGCCGCGAGAGGGCATCATAGGTATTTACCCCGAGTTCTGCCGCGTTGAGCAATACCATCACCGCGACTTGCGCCGCTTGGCTTGGACATCTTGGAGGAAGCCATACCGCCGGAGGCCATCTTGACTGCGCCGCCTTTGGCCCGCCCTGCACCCTGCCGCAAAAGACGCGCTTGAGCTTGTGCGTTGGGGGATTGAACTTGCCGAACACCTTGTCGCAAAATGCGGGCTTGAGCTGCGTCATTTGGCGTTTGTGAAGGGACTACGCCTGCCCGCTGGTTTCTTTTGTACGCTTGGTCGTTCATTGAGCCCATTGCAGGGCGTGTATCCGCAGGAACCATTTCGTTGTACATGATGTCCGGGTTGTACGGCGTGACTCGGCTTGCATCCGGCATTACCGGCTTGGGCGCAGTACGCGGCATTGGGTAATCGTCTGCAACAGCATCCGCAGCGGGGGCGGCAGCAACAGACCTAGTAACTACAGGCGTGCGAACAGGTTTGGCTACGGCAACGGGTTCCCGTGGCGCAACGCGGGGGGCTGGGTAATCAGTGTCTGCCTCAATATCTGCACTACGGTCAACTCTATCACGCACATACCGAGGAACCTCAACTTCATCGGGCTCAGGACGAGTGGCGCGCACCATTGCGCCTTGGTTGGTCATGTCCAGACCTTCCCCCATCTTTTTCTTGGCTGGTTCGTCAACTTTGTTGCCAAACTTGTCATACGCGTACTTGCCCGCGATGCCGAGGGCTGCAAGGGCTGCTAAGTCTTTTGCTTTCATGGATTACTCCTTAGCAGGCCATGCCGCCTTTGTTCATCTTCACTTGAGTGGCTTTGGTCTTGCCCTTGGAAGCAACACCGTCAGCCGCACGGACGTACCCGCCGGTAGCCATTTTCTTCATGCCGTCTTTGGCCGTGTCCATGCCTTTTTTCATGGTGGGCTTGCCCATTGCGGAAGGAGCAACGCCCTTTTTCTTAGCCATCATTGCCATAAAACCGGGATTCATTTTGGAAGCCATATCACCACCTTGTTTGAAAGTCTTGCCTTTGTCGGCGTTGCTGAAATCTTTGCCCACGGATTGCGGGACTCCTGCTTTCTTGGCGAACGATGGGCTGTGTGCCACCGCTTCCATGAAATTGTGTTGCTTCTTACTCGTGCTTGGCATCACTTCCCCGCTTGAATAAGCTGGTCAATTTTTGCTTCAAGCTTGTTAAAGCGTTGGTCAATGTGGTCAGTAATGCGCTGAATTTCTGATTGAGTAACGTAATCACGGGCAATTTCCTCGCGGGTTTTGTTGAGCAGCAGGTTGAGACGGGTCAACTCAGAGAACTTCTCTTTGAGCAGAAATCCGATTACTGTTGTAGCCATTGTCAGGCCCGCAGACCATACTGTGTTCAAGTTTTCCATTTAGCACATCCGCCCTTTGGTCTTGCCGCGCTGGGCAATGCCATCGCCCCGACTGGATGCGCTGGAAACTGAACCACCTTTGGCGTAGGCTTTTACTTTGCCACCTTTTTTCATTTGCAATGACCCCGCACGCTGTACTGCTATCGGGCCTGAAAGCCCCATACCACCCCCTTGATTTCCGCGTCCACCAACCAGCGCCTCATTGGATGCGTCATTAGCTTTTTGCGCTGTGTTGACGGCATTTTCAACAGTGGAAGTGCCTTGGTTTATTTGGCCTATGCCATCCACCGCACTTTTACCACCGCCAAAACCGCCACCAAAACCGCCACCACCAATAGGCTGAAAGGGGTTTACTGCAGGTTGCGGAGGTTGCGAAGGTTGTTCACCGTAAAATTTTTTATCCATAGCTTGCATTACAGATATGGGTGTGCCGGGTGCATACGAACTCATAATTTACTCCTTAACAGTTCCACGCTTTCAGCGATTTATTGATACGGGAATTCGGGTCTTTGGCCGTCTTCTCGCTGGTGAGCTTCTTCTTCATGCCAGTCATCCTTGCGCAGAAGGAGTCGCGCCTGCTTCCGCCTTCCGGCTGGGGAGGCTTCAAATTCATTCCTTGTTTTTTGGCTGATGCGCGCCCCTTGGCGTTCAAGCCACCCTCGGGGTTTTTGCCTTCCTTGCGAGTCCATGCGGGTGATTTAGCCATAGAACACCGTCACACCGGTAACCGATGCGCTCAAAGCAAGGTACAACGTAGTGCTGAACTTAATCCCCTCACCGGGGATGTCGAACGTGTAGGTGTTGGGGTTGGAGTTACTGGCAATATCAATCTCCAACAAGACCGCGCCGGACGACCCACCATCTTTGAATTGAATGGTCGCAGCAGTGCTTGCTGCCGGGCAAATAATCAAGCCCTTCAGGCGTGTTGGCCCGTTGAACAACGTACCCGCTGCACTTGCGTGCGCGCTCTTAACGTCTGTCTGCATCATAATCAATCTCCTGTAAAGCGGGGGCCGAAGCCCCCGAGACTAATTACTGCTGGTTAGCAGGGGGCGACTGGTTGCCGCTGGAGTCTTTGACTGCGTACTCCACGGTAATCTGTGCTGCACCGCCGCTGGCAGTTCCTGCGCAAGCATAGATGACTTGCAAAATCAAGTCGGTTGTGCCTACGTTCAGGATGGTAGCCATGTTTGTGCCCGACAGCGTGGTGGTTGCACGCCCAATAGCCAGAGGCGTCGTAGTAGCGCCGCCAACAGTTGCTAACGAAGTTCCACCCGAAGTCTGAATGGTGATGGTATTACCAGTAGTACCAGAGAACGCCGTAGTGATGTCGCAGAAGATGTTCGTAATCTGTGCGCCTGCGGGGATAACTGCAAAAGTGGTCGCGGTCGTGGTGTTAACCGTCATCGTGCCCGTTTGGGTGACAGTGGTAGTACCGGTGTTCTGGATGGTTCCAGCAGTAGTGCCGGTGGTGTTTTTGACCGTGCCCAAGAGCCACGGGCCAAGGTGAGTAGCGAATCCCATGATAAGTCCTTACATACAAGTTAGGTACACTGGTCGGTATGTCGTCTGCCGGGGCAGTCCAGTGCACCGGAAGTCCCGGATGGCTGCAATATACACTATTTTTGTGATGCATCAAGTTTATGCCGTACAAAGACCCAGCAGTTCGCAAAGCCAAGCACAAGGAGTACTCTGCTGCCCACTACAAAAACAACAAAGAAGTTGTGCAGGCTTCCTCAAAAAAGTCCCGGAAACAAAAAAGGCAAGAGTGGTTGGATTTTAAGGCGGCACAGTCCTGTACGCACTGCGGCTTCTCCCACCCCGCCGCCATTGACTTCCATCATGTGGGGCCTAAAAAATACAGCGTCAACGAACTCATAACCGGCGGGCGGTTTAAGCTGGCGTATGAAGAGGTAAAGCAGTGCATAACCTTGTGTGCAAACTGCCACCGCATACACCACTACGAAGAACACGAACGAAAAAGGGGGCCGAAGCCCCCTTTAGAACCTAACACAGATTAAACCTCTTCGGCTTCGTCTTCAGCTTCATCTTCAGCTTCATCTTCAGCTTCGTCTTCAACCAAGAGCCACTCACAAGACTCTTCGTCCAACCAGTACCAAGCATCGTACTCTTCGTCATACCAGCAGTAGCAGTTAGCGTCTTCGTCATAGAAGTACTCTTCGCCTTCAGTGAAGCAATCAGCAAACGCTTCAAACTCGTCGTCCTCGTCTTCCACTTCTTCGATGTCGGTGTTACCCATCATCTGTGCGGTTTGCAAGAACTTCAAAATGGACTCGGTAGAGTACTCAAAAAAGCCGCCATCGGCCAGCTCAACAGATACAGTAAACAGCATTTTTAACTCCAAAAATAGTTGCAGCACCGCGCTGCAAGCCATCCTACCACGCCGTCTATAGCAGTTTGTGACGTTTTTTAGACGTAAAAAAGGCC